TTTCCGTGGTCTGAGCCTGAAGCGTGATGCGGCGATCTAGATCCCCGGCGGCGAGCATCAGAGCGTCCCCACGGCGTAGCGATCGACGACGGAACGAACCCCGTCGGGCAGAGCGCCCACGGCGGCGGCCACGTCGGCTTCGCGGTTCTTGTAGCAATGCGCGATCAGCACCAGCAGGTAGCGCCGCAGGTCGGCCGGAACGTCCTCGACGCTCGCACCGAACCCCGCCTTGAATGTCACCTTTACGCCGCCCTCATCGCCGCGAACGGCCGGGAAGGCCCCGCCGACGGCGGGCACGATGCGAACCGGGTTCGCGTCGACATCGACCTGATAGGCCGCCGGGTCGAGCGTACGGGTCACGCCAACCGCGTCGACATAGGTCACGCTGTCGACGGCAAGCACCGGCCAAAGCGGAATGACGAGCCCGCCGGACGGGAAGGTCTCGCCCGACATGCGCCACGTCTGACGCAGCAGCGCCAAACCGCGCCCGTTTGGCCCCTCCAGGGTGGCGACCGCGCCGCCGATCAGCAGGTCGATAAGGCTGTTCTCCGCGTCACTGTCGACGCGGAGATAGACCTTGACCAGCTCGCGCGGGAGCACGGGGGCCGATGGGGCCGCCGTGCGCTTGAGACGGCCCCAGCTCACGGCTTAGCGGGCCTCGACGACAGTGGCGTCGGCAGTAGTCTCGACGGTCGTAGCGTCGGCCGTGGTCTCGCCGCCGGCCTGATCGTCGACCGCAGCCTCGATCGTCTCGACCTCCAGCACGACCGGTTCGGCCTCCGGCGCCAGGATGGCGACAGTCACCTTAGCGCCCTTGGGCGCAGCCTCGGCGAAGTCGGCGCCGATCCAGCGATCGGCCTCGGCGTCGTCGTAGTGCGAAACGACGTCGCCCTTAGCGACAGAGAAGTGCGTTCCCGCGAGCGCGGTCAGCATCAGCAGTTTCTTGCTCATGTGCGTGTTCCCGAAACGGGAGCGGCGCTAGGCCGCTCCCGGTGGATGGGGGCGCGGTTGCGCCGGCTTAGGCTTGTTGGAGCACCTTCACGGCGGCGGCGTCCGACAGCTCGCCGTCGATGCGGTTGAACGCCACGAAGCCCACCTGGAGGAAGTCGGCGTAGCGCTCGGTCATCCGCAGCAGGGTGTAATCCTTCACCCGACGGACGATGTACTTGTTGAAGTCGCCGGCCACGATCGTCTTGTTGCCCGTGGCGATCGTCGCGGCCATCGCTTGGTTGACCACGTAGGGGACGGTGATGCCCGCGAGGTTCAGCACCGCGCCGCCGTCCTTCAGGCTGTCGAGCAGGTAGTTACCCTGCCCGTCCTTCAGCTTGCGGATGGCCTTCAGGGTGTTGTCGTGGAACATCATCCTGAAGCCCGGCGCGTTGCGATACGCGGGGTCGACCGAGTGATAGAGGTCGATAATCTCGTCGGCGGCAATGGCGGTCCCGTTGCCGACGGTCAGGTCGATATTGGCGGCCCGGCCGATGCGCTCGCCGAACAGGGTGTCGATAAGACCGCCCATATCGAAGGCGCTGTCTTGCAACAGCAACATCGACACCCGGACGATTTTCGAGGTGTAGGTGTAGGCGTCGAGCTGCTTGGCGCCGAACGCGACGTCTTGCTCGGTGATCTGGGCGTTTTCAGCCAGCAGGGCGCCGACATTGCCGGTGTCGTCCGAGGTCGGCCAGGGCAGAGCCGCGCCGGTGTCCGTGTCGACGACGCGCGTCACCCCCGGATCGAGCATCGGACCCCACGCGGCCATGCTGCGGGTGATTTCGGGCAGGAAGCCTTGCGGGATCGTATAGCCGCCCGAGGCAGCCGTGCCGGCCGCGAGGGCGCGCTGTTCCGGCGAAAGTTCGGCGTGCAGACGGGCCACGAGCTGGCGCTGTTCGGTCGAAAGACCGCTCATGCCGCGCTGAACGAAGCCCGTGAAGGCGGCCCGCGCTTCGGCCACGGGATCGCGTTGGACGCCGCCGGCGCGCTCTTCCTGATCGCCGCCACGCGGACGACGGTCGTCGCCCTGCTCCAGAGCGCGTTCGCGCTCTTCGAGCTGCTCCAGACGTTGCGCGCGGGCCTCCAGCGTGTCCCATTCCGCCATGGCGGCGTCGTGCTGGCGCTCCAGATCGGCGGCGCGTTCGGCCGGGGTTTCGGCCGTGATCTGCTCCAGATAGGAACGGGCTTCCGTGACGAGACGGGCCTGACGGTCCCGCAGTTGGCGAAGTTCGAGCATGGCTTTCTCCGTGTTGCTCGGTGGGGCCGGCTTACCGGCGGGCGCGCTGCGGGTGGCCTACAGGCGCGTGCTTAGGCTGCTCAGGCGGCGGGCCTTCATGGCCCGGCGCGAGGCGGCGTTCGGATCGGTGGGTTGCGGGGCTTGGCTTTCGCGCCAGAGCTGGAGCGAGCGGCGGGCCGGTTCGGCCGCCGCCTCGGTGTCGTCGTAAGCCGGATAGGTGACGACCGACACGTCGTAGAGGCGGACCTCGTTGACCGTCCGCAACGGCTTGTCGCCGGTTTCGTCCCAGGTCTCGGACGTGGCGACGAAGGCGAACGAGCTTTGGTTGATGTCGCCGCGATCCATCAAGACCAGCAGGTCGCGAGCGTCCTGCGTGTCGGGCGCGTCGATCTCGTAGCGAAGGCCCCGCTCGTCCTCGAACAGGCGCAGCGTCCCCGACTTGTTGCGGCCGAGCACGCGGCTGTTGCTGTGGTTCACCAGGGCGCGAACATCGTCGCGGGCGATGGCGGCGGAGAACGCGCCGGGCGCGATGCGCTCACGGAAAAAACCAATGTCCGTCGTGCTGTTGAACACGGCGGCATAGCCGACGATGGTCCGCCCCGAACCGCCCTCGGCGGCGCGCGCTTCCACGACGTCGCCCAGGCGGCGACGCTCAGTCTTCACAGTCATGTCGGAGGTTCCTTAGGCGGAGGCGTCAGGCGAACCGGGTTCGTCTGCGGCAGGGGGGTCGGGCACGCGCTTAGGGTCGCCAATCAGGCGCGCTGTCTCAGCGGCGGTCATGCCGACGCTGTTGAGAGGCACGGTAGCGCCTTGGATCATCAGGCGATTGCCAGCCGGATCGGCCGGCCGGTTCTCGGCGGCGCGAGCCTCGTTCGGCGTCATCTGGCCGGTGTTGATTGCCTGCGCGAACGACGAGATGCGGGACAGCAGGTCGCCGCGCATCAGGCCGTCGAGGTTCATCTCGAAGAACTGCGACGTGTTGCGCCGGCCGAAGACCTTGGCGTTGATCTCGCTTTCGATCCGCTTGCACCAATGCATGATGCAGTGCTTGGCCGCGAACAGGTCCTGCTGTTCGGTGTTCGTGAACGTGCCATGCGTCAGGTCTTGGAGGAAGACGGGCGGCAAACCCAGATAGCGGGCGATTTCCTCCAAAGAGAACCGCTTGGCGTCGGTCATCTGGCCTTTGGCGGGATCGAAGCCGATCGGCTTCAGCTCGTGACCCGGCGGCATATAGACAACGTTGCTGTTGTCTTGGTGCGCCTTTTTCACCGCCGCCGAGACATCGACTTGCGCCCGCTGCATGGCGCCCGGCGACGCCGCCGAGCCCTGGAGGGAAAGGGGAGGAACGCCGCCGTTGGCGAAGAATTTCGACGAATAGGCCTGGAGGTCGAGATAGAGCCCGAGCGTGTCCTTCAGTTTCTCGACCGGGTCGACGTGACCCAGGCCGTCGGGCTTGGGTTGCCACACAATGTCGATGACCTCGTTCGGCTGATAGAAGACGGTGCGCCGGCCGTCCTGATAGCGGTAGCGCTTGCGCCCCTCCTTCCGCTCGACCCCCACGCCGAGCGGGTCCAGCGGCCACAGGTTGATTACCCGCCCGGCGACGTTGCGCTCGATGAACGTCACGTGCCGGCCTCGCGTGAGAGCGGTCGTCATCATTAGCTGGCGCCAGGAGAATGACGTCACGAGGTCGTCGTTCACGACGTCATGGACGATCGAATAGAGCGGCGTCTTGCGATCGACCGACTTGTTTCCCTCGTCGTCAGACTTGAAGATTTGGGCCGGCAGGGCCGCGATGGTCTCGGCGATGAAATTGACGCCGCACCACATAGCCGCGACCGACATGGCGTTGTCGTGGGTCACGACAGCGCCAGACGCCGAGCGCCAGACGTTGAACAGCTCGGCGACAGCGGCCGACGAGAGGGGAACAGACGGGTTCTCCAGCGACGAG